CGGCCCCCGGCCTGGGGCTCAGCCCTGCCAGCCGCTCCTCCACCGGGAGCTGCCAGGTAAGCTCTGACAGGCGGATCTGCACCGGCAGCTCCGCCGTCTCCCGGCCCAGCTCCTCCAGGAGGATCTGCACAGCCCCGCACAGAGCCAGGATCCACGGATCTGTGCGGTAGGCCGTGGGCAGGTTACGGAGCATACCGCACCACCACCTCTCCCAGCACGGCGGCCTGCTTGGACGCCGCCTTGACGTTCACCGTCCCGCCGTTGACCGTCAGCCCGGTGTAGTCCTCCACCCCGGGCACGTCCAGGATGGCCGCGCCGATGCGGGCAAAGCTGGCCTCATAGGCGTGGTCCTTGGCCAGCACCGGCCGGTAGGCCTCCAGGGCGATCTCCGTCAGATAGGCGCCCACGCGGTCCCGGACGCCCTGGGTCACCGCCTCCCGGTCGGCATCCGGCGCGGCGGTCACGGTCACCGACAGATCCACGGCCACCGCCTCCGCCGCCGATACCGTGCAGTAGGCCCCGATGGGGGCCGCTCCCTCCCCCAGGCCCCGGCTCCCCGGGTCGATGTAGGTCTGGACCTGTTCCACCAGCTCCCGGCTGGCGGGCTTCCCGAACTGGTCGATGAGCACCACCCCCACCGTGTTGGCCCCCCTGTCCAGGGGATAGACCTGTACGCCGCCCACCCCGGGCGCCTCCATGGCCCAGCTGAGATAGTGGTACTGGTTGCCGCTGGTGGGCGGGGTCTGGAGCCGCACCAGGAACCGCTGGTAATAGGCCTCGTCCGTCTCCGCCTCATACCCCTCCGACATGGGGGCCTCGTTGACGGCGGACACGATCCCCGCCACCTGCACGGGCATCAGGGTCACCGTCCGGGCGGGCAAATTTCCCGCCGCCCCCGCCGTCACGCACTGTACCGGGACCTTTGCCGTCCCCGCCGCCTCCACCTGGGCCGTGGCGGCGTACTGGATGCCCCCCGGGCTCTCAAATAAGGTCCCGGCGGGCACCGTCCCCGTCCCAGTCACCGTCACCTCTCCCCGGGCGAAGGTGGCCGCGGTCCGCTCCAGCCCCGTCCTGGGCACAATATAGCGGTCCAGCTCCTCCCCCGTCAGATTGGCCGGGTCCAGCTTCCGCTTTGCCTCCTCCAGGTCCAGGCTCACCTGGGCCGTGGGGATGGCGGCCCCCGCCAGCCAGTCGTATGTGGGGTATCCGATGGTCTTTTGATAGCTGTCCGGCACCGCCGCCAGCATCTGGGCCAGGATCTCATCCCCTCTGGACATCCACACTCACCTCCACGCTCTCTCCGGTGTGCAGCACCGCCGTAAACTCCACCACGCAGGTCCGCCGCTCCCTGGACAGGCGCAGCTCCCGGATCTCCCGCACCGCCGGGTTATAGCCGGCCGTCTCCCGCACGCCCCGCTCCATCTCCGCCGCCGCCAGCCCCTGGGGCAGCTTCCCGCCGATCAGGTCCCGGGGGACGCCGTACTTCTTCGCCTCCTGGGTGCGGTAGATGGGGATCCGGTCGATCTGCTGGCGCAGAGCCAGCTCAAACCACTGCCGCACCGCCTCCACGCCGCCGCGCTCCACCAGAGCCCCGTCCCGCAGCAGGAAGCGTCCCCGTTCCGCGTCAAAGGCCGGGACCCGGCCCACCGTCTCCGCCGCCTGGGCGGGGATGGCCTGGGGCAGCTCCGGATAAATACTCGTCATGGCTCCTCCAATCTCCCCAGCACTACCAGGGTCTTGCCCATCCAGAGGCAGGCGGCCCGATCCCCCACCCGCCAGGGCAGCCGCTGGATGGCGTGCTCCGATACCGTGTACCCCGGCGCGCCCTCCACCACCGCCAGGGCGGCGGGCGGCGCCATCACCTCCCCGTCCAGCAGGGAGATGGTCAGGGGCGCGGTGGATACCACCCGCCCCTCCAGCCCGGGCGGCCCCTGTTTTTTGGGGCGCATGGCCCGTGCCAGCTCATAGTCCCAGTTCATCCGGATCCGCCTCCTATCCCGCCTCGATCACGTCCGCGCTCCCGGCGGCCCGGCCAACCGCCGGGTCCTGTACGGTCACGCTCATGGTGTGTGATGGCCCATAGTGGTGGACCACCTCCGTCACACGCAGGTCTCCGGCCACTCCGAAGGTGTTGGGGGCGAAGCGCAGCAGGATGCCGCTCTCCACCTCGTCGGTCCCCCACAGCTCCTCCACCGTCCGCTCCTGGGTCAGCCGGTCCCCCTGGTCCAGCAGGGTCCGGATGCGCTGTCTGGCCTGAGCCGGGTCCTCGTCCCCGCTCAGCCGCTCCACCGCCTGCAACAGGCCGTACCGGGCCACGCTCTGGGGGTTGTAGCCCCGGCCCAGCTCCATCACCTTGTCCCCCCGGCCTCCCGTGAGGACCACCGAGTTGACCAGCGCCTCCATGCTGTCCCGGCCGGAGACCGGGCCTTTGGCGGTGGTGACGTCGAAGGGGGCCAGGTTGTCCGCCGGCTTGTGCCAGGCCGTGATGGCCTGGGTGGGCAGCTCCGTGACAGACAGCGCCCCGCCCCGCACCCGGCGCTTGTACTGCTTCCCGGTCTCCGCGGAGCACACCGCCAGAATGTCCTGGAGGATGGTCTCCGGGGTGTCCCCCGTCCACACCTCCGTGATCCGGGTGGGCAGGCTGGGGAGGTCCCCCGCCCGGATGCCAGCCTTGGCGCACATCCGCCGGATGGCGTCGTCCGCCGCGGCGTTGGCCGCCTGAAAGACGATCTCGCTCTTGGTGAGGTACCAGCCCTGGTCGTTGGCGGTGACGCTGCCGTCCAGCCCCACCGACAGCACCACCCCGGCAAACAGCTCCGTCCCGTGGTTGACCACCCTCAGCTGGTCCCCCGGCTGGATCCCCGGCCAGGTCATGTATTTGTCATAGCTGTCGTGGCGCAGGGCCTGAAAGGTCAGCTCCACGCTCAGCGCCTCCAGCACATCCCGGGCCTGGGGCTGGCGCACCCACCTGGTGATGTCCTCCGGCCCTCCCCCGGCCCGGTAGAGATAAAATCTGTGATCATCCACATAGTCCCGGCCCATGCGCTCCGCCTCCTACAAAAACCGGTATTCCCGGAAGGTGAGGGAATAGGCGATGTCTCCGTTCCGCTTCACCTTCCATTCAAATTCGTCCACGCTGCACGCCGCGTTGAACCGGCAGACGCCGCCTCCGTCCAGCAGGGTGAGCCGGAACGGGATCCGCCGCTCCTGGTTGCGCCGGATGAAATCCACATAGCGCCATCCGTCCTCCACCGCCTCCGGCGGCATATACAGGGGCCTGCGCCCCACCGGGAGCACCCCGGACAGGGGGATGGACCACAGGCCCATGGGGCCCAGCGTGTTGAAGTCCCCGCTGATCCCCTCATAAGTCCCGTTGCGCTGTGCCTGCTCCGGCCCGAAATCCGGCGGCACCGAGGGCCATACCATGACCTCCTCCAGGTTGTTCACACTCAAAATCAGCTTGTACATACCCGTCTCCTTTTTGCGATTTCCTCTTGACAGATGCGTATTCAGTGTGTATAATAAATATTGTAAGGCGGGGATTTAAATGAAACAAAAAGATCTGCTCAAACGGTTCTATGCCAAGGGCTGGTGGGTCCTCCGCGAGGGCGGGAACCATATCATCCTCACAAATGGCCCGGACATTGAACCGATCCCACGGCACAAGGAGCTCAATGAGCTGCTGGCAAAAGCGATCATCAAACGGCGGGGGCTGTAAGCCCGGCCCCCGCCTCCGCAAGGAGGCTGTACTATGAAATCTGCGTATCCGATCATCCTCACACCCACCGGCTCCGGCTATGTGGTCTATGTCCCGGACCTGGATGTCAACACCGAGGGAGGTACACTGTCAGAGGCCATTGAAATGGCCTCCGACGCCATCGGCCTGTGCGGCGTCACCCTCCAGGACCTGGGCCGGGAGATCCCGCCCCCCTCCACCGTGCTCCCCCCCTGTCAGCCGGGTGAGAGCGCCGCCTTCGCCCTGGTCGATTTTGATGACTACCGCAAAGCCCACGACCAGCGCACTGTCCGGAAAAATGTCACTCTGCCCAGCTATCTGAATTATCTGGGTGAAAAAGCGGGCCTGAACTTCTCCCAGGTATTCCAGGAGGCCCTGCGTCAACGCCTCGGCGTCCAGTGACTATCCCCCGCCCCCTCGCCGCCCCCAGCCGGGGGCGGCTTTTTTCAGCTGTTCGCCGCCGCGCGCAGCACCCGCTGGGCGATGATTTTTCTCCGTTTTTTCTGAAAAAACCCTTGACTTTTATACGTACGTATGCTATACTAAATACAACGAAAGGGGGTGGTTCCAATGAGGGCGAAAAAGAAAAAGTCCACCAAGCGCTCCATCGACTGGCCGCAAACCTTAGTCGGAGCGCTGGTGGACTTAGTTGTGGGGACGCTGCTTCTCCTGATTGCAAACATCATGGAGTAGCCGCGTACCGGGGGCGGGGAAACCCGCCCCTCCCATAATACCCAATCCACCAAACGCTGTCAAGGAGGTCACAATGAAAGAATTTTTAACCGCACTTGGGTATCTGCTGATCGCCTTTGGGCTGGTCAAGCTGGTCCTTGCCCTGGTCCAGCGGCAAAGGAGCAAATAACATGGGGGAGACAAAATACAGCTCACAGATCAAAAACCTGCGGAAAAACTATGTCCGCTTCCCCCTGGATCTCAAGCCGGAGGTCCTGGACGCCTTCCGCGCGGCCTGCGCCGCCAAAGGAACCACCCCCACCACTGAGATCAAGCGGTTTATTTCCGACTATATCGCCCAAGAGGGAGATCCCGGTCCAACCTGATCTCCGCCCTCTCGCCGCCCCCAGCCGGGGGCGGCTTTTTTCACCAGTTCGCCGCCGCGCGCAGCACCCGCCGGGCGGTGATCCGCCCCCTCTGGTCGGCAAAGGCCGCGTTGCCCACCACATTGCCCTGCACCGTCACGTTGACCGTGATGCTGGGCCCTCCGGCCATCCGCCGGGAGACGTCGTGTGGGATGATCCTGGTCCCGCTGGGCAGGTCCACGATCTCGCCGCCCCGCTCGTTGATCCTGGTCAGGCCGCCGGAGAAATAGGGGGTGCCCAGGGCATGGCCGCTCAGGGCGCCCAGAACCGCCCCGCCGACGGACTTGGCCCCCTTGTAGATGCTCCCGATCACTGGGACCGACTCGATGGCCTCGTCCAGGCCGTTCAGCTTGTCCCCGATCCAGTCGAAAAACCCGGATACTCCCTCTTTGGCGGAGTCAAACGCCCAGGTAATGCTGTCCCGGATCCCGCCGAACAGCTCCGTGGTCCGCTGCCACAGGTCGGCGGCGCAGGCCTTCACTTCATCCCAGTTGCCAATCAGCAGCGCCCCGGCGGCCACTGCCGCCATGATGCCCAGCACCATAGGGTTGGCCGACATCACTGCCGCCGCAGTTTTCCCAAACAGGAACAGGTTTTTCCCCAAAAAAATCAGGTCAGTGGCCAATTTCAGCACCTTTACTGTTGCCACGGCCCCCGCCAGGCCGAACAGCGTGCTCTTCACCGTGTCCCCATTCTCCGTCAGCCACTGAAATCCCCGGCTGGCCAGATCCAGCCCCCGGGCCAGCCCCTGGTCCAGCTCCTGCCCCAGCCGGGACAGGGTCCCGTCCTGCTGCCACTGCTCCAGCTTCCCGGCCAGCTGAGACACGCCGCCTTTCAGCCGCTCCATGGCCGACCCGGCCCGGATGCTGCCGTCGCTGGTCATGCCCACCATCTCGGCCAGGGCGGACTTGGTCACGCCGGTGACGGTGGACCACAGGCCCTTCATGGTCGTGGCCTGCTTCTCCATGCCTCCGGAGAACTTGTCCTCCATCAGGGAGATCAGCGCCTCATTGAACTTCTCCTGGTTGACGATCTGGCCCTTGTTGTTGACAAGCTGGACCTTTCGGAACAGCTTCTCCCCCTGGGCCACGATCATGGCCTTGGTGATGCCGAACTCCTTCAGCCGCTCCAGCTCGCCGGTCTGGGCGTCGATCAGGGCCTCCGTGGCCTGGTCGAAGCTCTTGTTGGTGGCCGCCGCCATGTCTCCCGCCCGGGTGAGCCACTGCTCCGCGCTCATCCCCATGGCCTCGAACTTGGCCGCTCCCTCCACCAGCTCGCCCCCCTCAAAGGGGGTCCGGTTGGCCAGGTCCACTGCGTACTTCATGATGCCCGCGGCCTTCACCGTGTCCTTGGTGGCCGTCTCCAGCTGGAGGCGGTAGCCCTCCAGGTCCATGGCCTCGGACAGGCCGGACTTGGTCCCCAGGGCCGCCGCCGCGCCCCCGGCGGCCACCCCCAGCTTGCCCAGGGAGCGCACCGCCCGGGAGCAGGCGTCCGCGGTTTTCCGCTGGAACCGCTCCACCGTCCGGGTGGCGGCCAGCATCTCCTTGTTGACCCCCTTGACCTTCTTGGCCGCCTTCACCAGCCCGCCGCTCATGTTGTCCCGCAGGTTCAGGATGGTGTGGATCACCTTCCGTCCCATTACCGCTCACCTCCCGGCAGCACTCTGACCAGGCCCAGGGCCGTCCCGGCCTCTCCCAGCTCCATCTGCTCCTCATAGTACAGCGCCCGCGCACCCTCCAAAAACCCCCGCTGGGCCGGGCTGGTCCCGGACAGCTCCTCCAGGGTCCAGCCCCGCGCCGCGTAGAAGGCGAACAGCCTCAGCAGAGGGTCGCGGGCGATCAGTTTTTTACCGTCTCCAGACCGGGGGCCTCCGGCGCCTCCCCGTCCTCATCGTCCTCACCGGCTCCGGACTTTGCACCGGACTTCTCTTCGGGGAGCAGCCCCAGGAAGCGCAGGGCCTGGCCGCCCAGCTGGTCCTGCTCCGCCACGGAGAACAGGGCGTCCATCACCCCCATGGGGTCGTCCTGGCACCCCAGGGCGGCGTGCAGCTCCTTGTCCCGCAGCTGGGGGCACACGTCATACAGGGCGTGGCGGCCGCACTCCAGCCCCTCCAGGGGGGTCTGGGCCGCCGTCAGCTCCCCATACAGCTGGAGGATGGCCCCCTTGTCCGGGGTCCGGGCCTCCAGCCCCTCCCCGGAGCCGGGGATGGTCAGCAGCCCCACCCGGTACTTGTCCTGCTCCCGCTGCTCCCGCCGGGCCAGCAGCTGCTCAAATGTGATCTTACTCATTGGATCGCCTCCAGATTCTTGGCATAGACCGCCTTGAAGGGCAGCTCACGCTCCACACCCTTCTTGGCCTCGATGTTGGCCAGGGCCACCTCGGTGAACACCACCCCGGACAGGGACCACCGCTCCCGGGCGGCGCTCCCTCTCCGGCCCAGGGAGGTCATAATGACGATGTCGGGCATGATGCCCGTGCGGTAGCCCTCCACAATGGCCAGCTCCAGCCTGCTGTCCGCCTTCCGGTCGGTGATGGTCCCCTCGATGGCATAGCCGTTGTACTCCGGGAAGCTGGCGTCCTCTCCGCAGAAGGCCATGTCCTCAAAGTCGCCGGTCATCTTGACCTCGATCTTGGTGGGCAGGGCGTCCCGCTCGCCGTTGATGTACACGGCGGAGGTGCTGCCATGCATGATTTTTTTGTACTGATCCATCCTCGCTCCTCCTCACATCAGGGTGACCACAAAACGCAGGTCGGCCATGGTCCCCAGGATCTTCACGTCCCCCGCCAGGAACAGCTGGCGCTTGAAGGGGGTGGCCAGCACCTTGCCGTCGTCCCAGTCGGCGGCCTCGGTCTTGCCCGCGCCGATCCAGGCGTTGCGCTGGCTCTCCACGTCCACCTGAGCGGTGTTGTCGTGCTCCGGATCCAGCACGTTCTCCTCCCCCAGCTGCCGGAAATACTCGTTCACCGCCGCCAGGAACAGCATCTGGTTGGCGGTGGAGTTGCGGTATTTGCCCATGTAATCCTGCCGGAAGGCCTGGGCGATGTCGTCCCGCATCATGTCCATGGCCTCCACCGTCTCGATGTATTTCATGTCCTCGGTTTTTCCGGCTCCATCCACCGTGGTCAGGGAGTTCACGTCCACCCCCACCCGGACCTGGTCGTCCACGTTGATGAGGATGAATTTCCCGCTGCCCACCGCGGCCTCCGGGTCCTCCGGCATCTCCACGCTGGTCAGGTTGGCGCATAGGGCGTTGGTGGCCCCGCGCTCCACGTTGCAGGCGGCCAGCAGGCCGGCCAGGCTGGGGGTATATTTGTCTCCCGTCTGTTTGCCCCGGTCGTCGGCAAATGCCACATTGGCGTTGGTCAGGTTGACGATGTGCATACAGTCCGGGGCCGAGGCGTTGTAGATCACCGCTTTCCAGCTCTTCTCCTCCTTCTCCCGCGCCTTGATCCAGCTGGTCAGGTCTGTCCAGTCCTTGGTCGCCCCGCCGCATACCGTGACCCAGCCGGTCTGTTCCCTCTGGACCAGTACGGCCAGGGCCTGGGCCAGCTGCCCGGAGGTTCCGATTTTGACCACCGCCACCCGCAGGGGGCCAAACCCCAGGGCGTCCCGGATGTACTGTTCATTCTGGGCGGTAAACTCCCCCTCCGGGATCTGGGTGGCGTCGCTGAACCGGTAATAGGGCCCGCCCGCGCCCTCCGTGTCGTCCTTCACGATCAGCACCGCCACCCCACGGGCGGAGCGCTGGATGAAGGTTCCCGCCAGCTGGCGGAATGTAATGCTGATGCTGGGCAGATGCACTGCCATGCAAATCACTCCTCTCCTCTGTGTCCCCCGCCCTCCGGCATGGGGTTTATCCTCTCGTATACCGCTGGCTCAGGGCCTCCATGCGTTCGCCTGCCGGCTCCTCCGGCACCAGATCCAGCCGCAGCTCCAGCGCGGCCTCCAGCACGCCGTCGGTCACCGTGAACGACAGGCCCTCGTCGATGGGGATCACGTCCTCCCCCACCGGGATCCCGTCCCGGAAGGCCATGCCCAGGGCCTGCCGCATGGCCAGGTTGTCCAGCTTGGGGCGGCTGCGGTCCCGGGCGAAAAAGTAGATGCGGAAGGTCGCCTCCACCTCCACCCGGTCCTCCACCGCCGCGGCCTCCCGGCTCTCCTCCAGGTCGACCTTCACTGACGGCCGCAGGATGGGCCGGCTCAGATCCTCCGCCGACAGCTCCGCCCCCGTCCCGGACCGGGCCGCCGCCTGCTCTGCCAGGGCGCACACCGCCCGGTTCACCTCCAGCAGTGTCATTTGATGTCCACCGCCTCCTCCAAATACTCATCCAGATCGGTGTAGAACTGGCCCTCAAACTCTTTAGCCGCCAACTCAAACACATGATGGCCCCGGACAAACCCCACCTCTGTGCCGTCGTGGGTCACCATCCGGTGCCCCTCCTCGATGAGGTGGGCGTGGGGGGCGCTGGAGTACACCCGGATGGCGTCCGCGCCGTTGTACCGGTAGACCTTGCCCCGTTTGATGGATTTTTTGTAGTTTCCGGTTTTCGTCCCCAGCGCCTTGGCCCGGTCCTTGGTTTTGCGCAGCAGCTTACTGCCCTCCTGCCGCAGGAACTTTTTCTGGGACTTCCCATAGGCCCGTCCCACCGCCTCCAGATCCCTGGCGAACTGCTGGAACTGGCGGCCGTCAAACCCCTGGGACACGGTCATCCACCACCAATCTGACAAACAGCTCCAGCCACCCGGTCCGGTTGTAAATGGGATAGCCGTACAGCACCTCATACCACTGCCCCCGGAAGGTGAACCGCAGCCCGTTCCGGAGCTCCGGCAGGGCGCTACTGCGCACCACCACCCGGTGGGTCACCTCCATGGGCTCCACCTCCCCGGCCAGGGGCGCGCTGCGCCCGGAGGTGGGCACGATCTGGGCCCAGACCTTCCGCCCCGGCCGGTACTCCATGGTCCGCTCGTTCAGCACATTGCGTACCTCCTCCAGCTCATACAGCTGGATCCTGCACCGCAGGTCTCCCGCCTGGATCACTGTCCCGTACCCCCCTCCGGCTCCGTCAATTTCAGTTGTGTCAGTGCCCGGCGGTGGGCCGGGTTGTCCCGGAGCTGTCCGGCGGCCTGTCCGCCCCGGTTGTCATACCTGTCCAGCGTCTCCGCCAGCATGACCCCCAGCCACAGGCCGTGCCGTTTGGACTCCGGGGCGGGCCGGGTCACCCCGGCCCCTTCCAGATAGCCCTCCGCCCCGTCCCAGGCCGCCGTCATAGGCCCCAGGGTGTCCGGGCTGTCCTCCTCTTTGCAGTAGGCAAAGACCGCCTCCCTCAGCTCCTCCGGTATGGCCACGGTCCTCTCTCCTCTCGATCAGCCGCCTGCGGCGCTGGTGGCGACCACAAACCCCTTGTCCACAATGAGGTTGCCGCCCACCATCACGTCGCCCAAAATGGCGTACATCCGCTCCACGGCCTTCACGCTCTCGTCCACCCGGATGGTGTAGTCGCCGAACAGGCCCAGCTCATAGTTCATGGGGTCGCCATATACCATGGTCTGGGTGGTGGCCCCTGCGCCGTCCAGGGCAGTGAGGGCGGAGGAGATCACATAGGGGATCACGGTGCCGCCGTCCACGATGGTGCCCCGGTTGGGGTTGCCGCCCTCAGGGATGATCTTGAAGATCCGCTCCTTGTCGCCGTTGCGCAGCTTGCCGATGGCCAGCAGGTCCTTCTTGTTCAGGTACAGCTTGGCATTGGCCCCCAGGGTCTCGTCGCCGCCGTATGCGAAAAACAGCTCAGTCAGCAGGTTCTCGTCCAGCGTGGCGTTCTCCAACTTTTTGAAAATGGTGCCGCCCGCCACGTTTTTGGCATTTTTCACGCCGAACATATCGGGGCTGCTCTGGCCGTCGCCGTTGAAAATCATGGCGGCGATCTGCCGCTTCATGGCCCGCATGGCCATGCCGTGGATCTTCTCATAGTAGCTGGCGGGGCTCAGCCGGTTGATGTTCCGGTCCACAAAGCTGGTCACGTTCAGCTCATAGGGGGCGATCTTGGCCACGCCGAAGGTGGGGTCGGTGGAGGCGGTGCGGGCCTTCCCGGCGTTGGTACTCACCTTGCCGCCCTTGGCGTCAATTTCAGAGATCACATAGGGCTCCAGATAGGCGCCCATGCCCGTCAGATCCTGCACATAGACCTCGTCCACCACAGAGCACACCATGTTGCCCAGGGGGTCTCGGATGTCGCTGCCCGCCCCGGTGGGCTGTACGATGCTTCCGGTGGCCAAAGTCACCTGCTTGCTGGCCTGGTACACATCCCGCATGGTCTCCCGGGCAGAGAATTTCACTTCGCCGCCCTTGCGCAGAATCTCGGCACGCTCCAGAGCCTTGTCCCTCTCCTCGGCCGGGTCTTTGCCCCGCTCCATGAATTTCCGGTCCTGCTCCTCCAGCAGCTTCTCCACGTCGGAGATCTCGCCGTTCATGTTGCCGACCTTCTCCATTTCAGCACGGTACTCCGCCTGCTTGCCCTCCTTCAGCAGGGCCTCGGCGTTCTCCAGCAGCGTGGTGCGCTGGCTCTTCAATTCGATCAGTCTGCGTCTCATCTCATGTCCTCCTCAAAATCTCATTTTTTCCAGCTCCAGCAGGGCCTCGTCCTGCCAGGAGATATTGTGACCGGGCGCCCCGCCCGTGGGATCACGTTCCGGGCCCTCCGGCCCGCCATACCGTTTGACCACTCCGGCCTCCGGCTGGGCCGGAACCGGCAGCAGGGACACCTCGTATGCGTCCACCGCCTCATCCAGGATGATGATGCACATCCCCTCGTCGTATATCTGGCCCTTGTTGTGCTCGCACCAGTGCTGCGTCCAGTCTGTCCCGCAGATGGAGCATACCGCCCGCCGGACGGACACCCCCACGCTGCACTCCCGCAGCAGGCCGCCCTCGATGGCGGCAATGGTGTCCTCGTTGCCCCTCAGCCGGGGCATATAGCACCGGAGCACCAGCTGTTTCCCGCCCTCCGTCTCCGGCATGGGCTCCACGCCGGCGGCATAGACCCGGGCGGTCTGGCTCCCGGCAGACCAGCAGTGGTCCATCAGCACCGGGCGGCCCACAAATTTCTCCGCCAGCCCCTCCAGGGCCGCATCGCTGAACCGCTCCAGGTCCCGGTCCACCTGGTTGTTGCACGCCGCCAGGCGGAAGGTGAACACCTCCTCCGCCCCCAGCTCCCGCAGGGCCTGTGCGTTGACGAGAGCCATCTCCCCCTCATCCGGGGCGGCCTTCATCAGCCTCGCCTGCTTCATGATCTGATCCATCTCATTCCTCCTCCCGTGCTCCCTGCTGCGCACGCAGCCGGCTCAGTTCCGCCCAGTCCCGCAGGGGCACATAGTTCAGGCTGGCCCGCCGCTCGTCGCCGCCTGGGACGTGGGGCATATCCTCCAGGTCCATGATGTCGTTGACGCAGAACCCGCCCACCTCGGTCATGTCCCGGTACCACTGGCCACGGGCGGCGGTGTCGCCCCGCAGCTCCGCCATCATGTTGATCCGGATCTCCAGCCCAGCGGCCACCTGGCTGGGCAGCAGCAGCTTCCAGGTCTGCTCCTCCTCGTACTGGGTCACATTGGGGTGGAGTGTGCCCACCACATATTCAATAGCGTTCTGCTCATTGCTGCCGTAGGCCTGTTTCCCCTCCTGCAATTTGTACAGGGGGACCCCGAAATACCGGGCGATGTCCCGCACCGTGACCTCCTTGCTCTCCACGAACTGGGCGTCCTGGTTGCTGGATGCCAGCGGTTTATAGTCCAGGCCAAAATCCATGATGGCGATCCGGTGGCCATTCAGCGGTCCGGCGTGGACCCGTTCCCACTCCCGGCGGAGCAGATCCTTTCGGCTCACCAGCTGCCCCGGGTTTTTCGGGTCCTGGACGCTGCCGCCCAGGTCGGCCTCCGTCCGCAGGATGCCGGAGGGCTGCCCGCCGCTCTGGTAATAGCTCAGTTCATACTGCTGCTGGGCACGGGCCGAGGCGATGGTCTCGCTGGCCCTTCGGAGGACGCCCACCCCCTTCAGCCCGTCCCGGGTCGCCGTCTTGTAGTGGCATATATCCTCGTTGGGGAGGACCATGGGCTCCCCCGTCCAGGGGTGGGTCACCGTGTACCACACCCGGCCAGAACTGTCCCGCCAGGGCTCCACCAGCTGTCCCGGCACCGGGATCAGCTCCACCGGCCGGCCGCTTTTCGGATCTCTGACGATCCAGTCATAGCCATTCCCGTTGACCAGGCGGCTGGTCTCCAGCACCTTTTTCCGGACGAATGGGCTCATGGCCTCGTTGGGCCGCACGTTGAGCAGCCGCAGGATGGGCAGGTCCACCCGCTCCCGGCTCCGGCTGTCCATGATGAAACAGGGCAGCTTTCCCATGGAGTCGCTGAGGATCTCAATGCACCGGTCCACCGCCGACAGCTTCCGGGCAAAGCTCTCCCCCGTCTCCGTCCCGGCGGCGGGGTATCCGGCCTCCACCAGCATCTCTGCCGTCAGCCCCTTCTGTGCGGAGGGCGACCGGGCTACCGCCCGCAGCCCCTTGGACACGCTCACCGGTCACCGCCTCCTCCCAGCGCGCTGAGCACCGCCCCCGCCAGCAGGAACACCCCCGCCGCGATCAGGCCGGCCGGGGCTGAGTACAGCCCGATCCCCACGCATACCAGCGCCGCCCCTGCGGCCATCGCCAGCTCCACGGCGTACTCTGCCGCCGCCTCTTTAAGATGCTTCATGTCTGCCTCCCCCCCCCCCCCCCCCCCCCCCCCCCCCCACACACTCCACCCACCACCCCCCCCC